CGCCGATGTCGGACAAAACTTCACTTGCTGATCTTCCCTCTATTGATGTTCCGTCTACACGCAAAAAATCATTATCCGCAACACCAGATGTGAATTTTGCTACGTTGGTATTAGAAATACCAGTATCTAATGTTGCAGCCGTACCTAATCCTAAAGATGTTCTAACTGTTGCACCAGTTTCTAAAACAAAATTAGACCCATCACCTACAATAAAGCCACTATCTGTTACTGCTAACCCAGCAACATCTTGTAGTTGAGCGTCTAATCTTGCATTTGGCACAGTGCCACTTGATAGGTTGGAGGCATTTAATGCAGTTAAATTACTGCCATTTGCCGCAACTATATTTCCACTTGCATCTAAAAACACTGTCTTTGATGCTGGTAATGTACAAAAAATAGTTTTTGTTCCTGCACTAAAATCAACAGCACTATCGCTGTTTGAGCTACTTATTATTGTAGTTCTAGCTAAAGTATCTGGACTAGCATCAGTAATAGTGCCAAGACCGACTTCAAACTCTGCTGTGCCAGGCAATGTGATTGCATAGTATGTAGTATTACCATCACCTACTCCTGCAACAAATGTTTCAAAACCAGTTACAGCACCAGCTAAATTTAATGTACCAGTGCCAGTTGTGGTTGTTGTTTCTTTTACTCTGTCGTTTATTACTAACGCCATTACTTTAACTCTATTGTTAGGTTACCTGCATTAATTCTAAATATATCTCCAGTCGCTATTGTTTTACTTGCGTCTAATGCTCCTATAAATAAAACATTGCCACCACCAGTTGAAGCGTTATCTGTTATGATAACATGTGTTATTGTATTTGATGTCCCCGTAGAAGCGGGAAACTCTATGTTAGCTGCATTTGTTGCAGTTTGAGTATCTGTTGAATCTGCTCCTATTGTAGTCCAGTTCGATGCTGTAACTTGTTGTCTTGCATAAGAACCAAAAGTTGCTTCTGTATATCCACTTGATCCAGTTGCGGCTTCTGCATCTGAAACAGCTGTGGCTAATCCTACATAAATACTATCACCAGGCGATGAGAAACTAAGTGAGTTATTTTTAAAAATAAAATGTAATAACCTTCTCTCTAAATAATTGGTTGCTGCATTTGCTGTTGCCATTTTCTACTCCTATGTTCTCGGTCTCGATGGCAGACCAACTCTATAACCATCTGTGTTTTCTCTTGCCTCTCCAAGATCTTTTACTCTTTCTAAATATTGTGTGAACAGTCCATTATAATTTTGTATTACATCTGGCTCACCTTTCATAAAAGTATAAGCCTCAATAAGAGATCCGTAAAGTAAGGCAAAAGGTGCATTAGTGCTAACCCATGTTGTACCACTGTCTGCACCAGCAGTTAGACTAGCTGGTCTATAAAAATAATTTAATTGTATTGTGTAGTTACTATCTGGTGTAGGTGCTAGAATAAAATTGTCTTCATCAAATCTAGCGTAGTATTTAGGAAGTCCAGTTGTTGTTGAAGCTGGTGTGTATTCTCTCAAAAAGTTTACATCCTTTTGCAACAAAAAACTTTCAGACCCAGATGTTGTTATCTGCAAAGAAAATGACGCTAGATAATCAGAAGGCACTGTAAGAAAAGCATCAGAAGAAGTTAATGCACTTGTAACATTTTTTCTGAAATAATCTAGATCTACACTTTTTAATATCTTTTCTTCAGAAGCTTTTATAAAATTAGGTATATTATTAACAAAAATTGTTTCTGAATTATCAGTGTAATCTTGTATCGCTGTTGTTAATGTTGCTTTTGTAAAACTCATTTATGTCCCCAATGTTACAGGTCCCGCAGTAACCGATCCACCACCACCTCTTATTGATCCAGTAGTTGCAGTACCGCTACTTGCAGTAAACGTATAGGTGTTATCATCTACTTTTGTTATAGCATAACCAGAAGAATTATTCAAAACGGTTGCTGTAAAACCATCGAACCCGACTGCGTCTCTAAATCGAACAGTATCACTTGTTGATCTGCCATGTGATGGCTCTATAACTGTGATAGACGCACTACTGGCTGTTGATAAAAATGGATTTAAACCAAGAATATTTTCTACAGTCACTTCAGTTCTGCTGTCTGGTCTTGGCTCGTATAGTGCTGTTGGATCTGGGCCTGGATAATTAGGTTCTAACTGTGGATGTTTAGGCTCATACTCATCTATACCAACTTTGAGACCATTCCATTCTTTTATCATATCTCGCAAACGATAACGAAAACCAGACCTATCTGAGTAACCCCATGATTTTTTACCACTTGCATACCTAGCCATTTAATACCTCAAGTATGAAATATTAGGTGTCAACTTTAATGGTGTGCTGTTTGCATCTTCTGACATGGCTCTTTGAAACTCTTCTTCGTAGATGCTTTTTAATATTTGTATTCTGTCTGGTGCTTTTTTTACTGCTATATAATAAGCAAGTCCTGCTGCCATACAAGGCAAGAATCTAAAAGGTGCGTCTGTTGTGTTAACTAAAGAATCTGCGTCTTGTATTCTTCTTACATAATAATAAACCAAAGTATAAGAAGTATCTGGAGTAGACCATAGTGTAATTGTAGGAGTTACTTGTCTATCAAAAAAATATTGACTTGGTTGCCCAGTATTACCTTTATTTGGAATCCTTAAATACTCACCACGACTCATTTGTGTAAGAGTAAAATCTACATTATTACTATTTCTTAAGACAACTTCTAATAAGTCTACAACTGTAGCATCTAAAAGAGTATAAGAAGCAGTCCCAGAAGTTATAGATAAAGTTTCTTGTTTGACTGTCCAAAGATTTAATCCTCTGTTTGCCCAATCAGCAAACATAAGATTTAAAGAACGTCTAGCAGTTTTAGCATCGTAACCAGTTCTCATCTCTAAGCCACATCTTTCATATGCCTCTTCAATAAGTTCTCCTACATCTAAATCAAAATCTCTTGAGTTTGAAGTTGCCATTTATTTTTTCTTACCATTCATCATTTTACCCATTTTTGCTCTCATAGGTTTTTTCATCATGTTGGCTCCACCACCCATTTTTTTGACAGGTTTTTTATTTTTCTTTTTTTTATCTAAAAATGCTTTTAATCCTGGATTAAGTTTTCCCATTATTTTTTTCTCCTTCTTACTGCTTTAACTCTTCTAGGTGCGCCTGCTGGTTGACCTAGACGATTCTTTTGTCTTATTCTACTTCTTTTTTCTGTTGCTGTCATCTCCGAAACAGTCTTCGGAGTTTTCTTGCTAATTCTTTTACTCGGTCTACAATAAGGCGTACCACGCTTCTCGCCTTTTTGACGACCACATTTTTTACCCGTTTTAACATCTTTCCAGTCCTCTTTGAACCATCTCTTTAGAGATAAACCAGCTTTTGTTTTTCTAACTGCCATTATGCGTATTTTGTGACTTTACGCTTACCCGACATAATAGCACCACAACCCCTAGCTATGTTTTTATTTTTTGACTTTCTTTTTGTCATCTTAATAACTTTGCCTTCTTTAGCAGTCATTGTTTGATTTTTTACTTTTTCTATAGCTGCGTTTAATCCACCACCCATGGCTTTCTTTTTACTTTTACCATAATTAGCTGCACCGACTTTTCTACATTTAGCAATATGCCCTGAAGCATAAGCTGATGGAAAAACTTTAAATTTAGCTTTTACTTTATGATAACATGCATCTTTTTTACCCATAATATCTTCCTTTCAATATTTTCCAACAATCGCACATCCATTGTCGTTTTTTACATTTATGACAAACTTTCAGAGGTTCACCTCTTACCACTTCTCCTTTTTTTAGAGGCACAATGTGCTCTTTCAGAAAATCCTTTAGGTCTTCTGCAATTGATTTTCCTCTTCCTCTTATCACTCCACTTTCTCTTACCTGGTGAATTTGTTATCTGTTTCGAAATTGAACCCCGCGAGATTGCCATCTGTTTTCCTATTTATAAAATCTATCCATAGAGTATGTATCATTTTATGGTTTTCTTCAACCTTGACGACAGTAACGGCGGTTCTCTTATCTACTTCAATAAGAGTTGTTACAATCCATCCTATTGAACCAGCAACAAGAACACTTGAAACTCCAGTTATTACATCTCTAACCTTTAACACTTCCATCTTCTCCTTGCTTGTCTTAAACGACTATTAGGATTTTTAGCTGCCTTTGGAAACTTTTTCATTTGACCTGCACTTCTTGCACAAAATGATTTGCGTCTTTTTGCATCCTTACTTCCAGGCTTCACTTTGCCAGTAACGGCTGTTTTTAATTTACTACCAGGATTGTCTCTACGATATTTAGCAACACCTGCTTTAGTCATTCCCGCCCCTTTTTTTGTGGGGCGGAAATATTTTTTAGTCTTAGGTGGTTGTTTGTCTGGTTTTCTAGCCATTCAACCCTCTATGCGTAAAACACCGTGATGTTATCTGCGACATCCACTGTATATTTAATAGAAGCTCCACTATCAAACAAAACACCTTGAGATGGAACTGTTCTATCTACAGTGTCATTTGCAGTGCCTATTGTTCTAGACTTAAACAATGTCGTGCCACTTTCTGGAGATCCGTTTATAAACTCTACATCTCCTGCTGTACCACCAGACACCACTGCAAAACCTTTTATTCTAACTCGGTTAGCACCCTCTACGGCTTGAGCACATATGGAACCCGAACCAACAGATACATTTGCAGCATATTGTGCTGAACAAGTAGCCGAAGTAATCGTTAAGAACAAGCTAGAACCTGCTACTGTTTCTGCTGAACTAGTAGAAGTAATAACCTCTGTTAAAGAGTCACCAAAAACATCCGTACCAACAACTGTTACTGTTTTCGCATTGTCTCCAGTTCCAGTTGTTGTTACTGTAACATTTCTTGCCGTACCATTCGCATGTGTAGTATTAGCTAAAGTAAAAGCGGCAGTTGGTCTAGCGGCAGCTGCTATTCTTGTTGTACTCGCAGCGTTTTCATCGCTTATTGTCAGTGCTCGTACATCTGATAAACTCGCCATATTACTCTCCTAACTAAGCTTCGTAACCCATTAATTCAATTAACAATTTACCTGCTGTATAATCAGCATCTGTTGTATCACCAAGTGTTAAGTATAAAAACTCGTCAGCAGCAGGAACAGCAGTAAAGAAAACTTTACTTCCAAGTGTTGCATCACCAGCGTTAACTAATAATGTTTCAGTTAAATCGCCAATTGCTCCGTCTTCGACACCTGTACCCTCTGTGGCAGAATGTACGTTAATGTCTGGATCACCACCTGCAGGTGCTTCAAAACATTCCATACTACCTGTTAAGATTGTGCCATTTCTAGCAGCAGTTATTTGACCTATGTGACAAACATTAGATGTTCCATTTACACCAATTATGTCGCCAGATGCAGTTGATCTTAAACCAGTTAAATCTATTAATATTCTTGTTGTGATGATACCACTCTTCT